CAACAGGTGATGAGACGGTAACATCTGTAATATCGTTTAATGCACTTGAACCACCAGTTATTGTTATGGTTTTTGTTGCGCCTGTTCCTGTAGCGGTTACGGCAGAACCTACAAAGTTTAATGTTGTAGCACTTGATGATAGAGAAGAACCTTCTTCTTGCACCGTTATTCCACCAGCTGATTCTGCATTTGCTTCCCAACGAGCAGTACCTGAATTCCATTTTAGTACGTAACCATTTTGTACACCAGTTTGAAATACGTTTGAAATTTTATCTAATACAGAGTTTTCAGATAATACTTCAATCCAAGCACTTGGCGAAGCAAATTTCATTATCTCATTTGTTTCGTCAATTGCAATAGAACCTGAATATGTTGAATAACTAGGGAAACTAGGCACGTTAGCAAAATTAAATCTAACTTTAGAACCTGAACCAGTTTGGTCAATTGTACCTGTGCCTGAAACTGAAGATGAACCTGTTAAATTAAAATTACCTGCACTTGTTAAAGTATCGCCTAAATTAACTGCACTATTACCAATTGTTACCGAAGAATTAGCTAAGTTTGCATTTGTGATACCTGCACTACCTGATAAGTCAGAGTTTGTTAAGTTTGATACGTTTAGAGTTACCGTATTACCTGTAACCGAACTTGATACTGAACCTGTACCCAAAATAGATAATGTTTCTCCTAAATTTACAACATCTGTTGTTGAAGTGTTATCTCTAATTGTAATACCTGAATTAGCAAGACCAGTATTAGGTATTGCTGTAAATGTGTTTAATGCACCACTTAATGTTTTGTTTGTAATAGTTTGAGTTTGGTCTGTCGTAGCAAAGTCTGTGCCACTTAATGAATTATTGAATTCTGTTAATGTACCTGAAACGGTATTATTACTTAAACTAATAGTTTTATTTGTAAGTGTAGCAGTTGCGTTAGCGGTTAGTACCGAGTTATCTACTGCAATTTGTAATTTACCTGAAGTAATTGAAGTTTGTATACCAAGACCACCAGTAACCGTTATAGGATTACCTATATTTGTTCTTAACACCGTTGACGAGTCATCTGCAAAATCAATGTATGGTTTTAAATTAGAACCATCACCAAAATTAGAATATATCTCGTTAAAGTTATTATTAATTATAGTACCACCAGTACGTAGGTTTGAACCTGTTCCGTCATTTGGTGAACTTCCTAAATTTATTGTACTCTTTGGCATATTTTAAATCTCTCTACTATTTATAATCATTCCTATGGCGTTGTATCATCAAACGTAGCAGTTGTTTGGCTGAAGTTGGTAATTGTGTTAGAAAAGTCGTTTTTGTTTGTTGCAATCGTAGCAGGTATTGTAAAATTAGTCTTTAGATTTCTACCATCTGGATGTGATGTAGCAATGAATATAGCTGGTTGACCATCTAGTCCTGTTCTAGTACCTATGATTTTTATATCGTGAAAAGTCTGAAATGTAAAACCAGCACCATCAAATATAGTTTGTATATTCTTGTCTAAAAATGCATATCTTGGTCCTGCGTATGCGTGACCTTGTCTAACATTATGATTAGTTGTAGAATCAGGTATTACTCTTCTAACTCTACTTAAATAATCAATTTCAAGAGGTGCCCTTGTTAAGGTTACGTCTCTTTGATTATTACTAAAATGTTCGTGTGTTAATGGGTCACTATCAATAGTACCACTTGTTAAAGCATTTGTTCTCTTACTTGTTCCGTCACTATTTGTTCCTAATCTTCTACCAAATATTGTAGAGAATAATGTATTAATTAATCTCATAAATGGACTATCAGAAACACCTGAAACTGAACCAATAACAGGAGATTTCAAACTTAAATCTAATTGAGTTGCAACGTTAACTTGTCCTGTAAAATAAAAACCTGAAGTATGCATAGTTTTTTTAAAACTATCTCGCCAAGCATTAATAGATTGACCTACTTTAATTACATATGAAAAATCTTGATAGTATAAACTATCTTGTATTCTCATTGTGCTTTCTGAAAGTTTACCCACTTCATTAATAAATTCACCATCTGTATCTGTTATAGGTACAACATTTACGGTAGCAGTTGCTAAATTATGTTTTTTAATTTTAGCAGTACCACCTGTTTGTGATGTTATAGTATCGTTTATGTTAATAGTGCCGGTAACTTCATCTAATTTTAAGACACTTGTATTAGTATCTAAACTTAAAATTTTACCTGAAGCAGAACCTGAAGTAGTAAAAGTAGTACCTGCTATAAAAGTACCTGTTATATCAATTACTAAAAAGTTTTTTATAAATGATAAAGTTGGCGAAGGTGCTGTTTCATAACCTTTACCGTGTTCTACCGTTTTTAATGAATTAATTTTTCCTACATTATCACCATATGCAACAACTTTACCACCACTACCACTTGAACTTGTAATAGTTGTTGTAGGTAAACTTTTATATCCGTTACCTGTATTTGATAAAAATAAATCTGTAATATCTCCTGAACCTGTGGCAGTTTCTTGAACTATTTTGTTACCTGAATAAATATCACCACTTTCTGTTTCGTCTTCTAATACAACATTATCACCTGAACTATCTTCATTAGCAACACCACCATTTACAACTCTAACAAAACCGGCAGCATTTGAACCAAAAGTACCTGTGTTATCAAAATTAATTGTATCACCAATAGCATAATTAGAACCTGCGTCATCTAAAACTAATTCGTCTATTGTACCTGCGCCAATATCTGCAATTTGAAATAATGCACCAACACCACCAGCGGTTACTTTAACGCCGTCATCTATTTTGTAAAGTGAACCTGCATTACTAATTGTTTTTGTTCCTGGAATACCTGTTATATCTGCCTTAATAAAGTAATCATCTGTATCACTAATTGTTCCTGAAACTTCTTCACCTATTTGAAAAGTACCCTCAATACTATCCTGATTTAAAATTAATTCTGTTACCGTTGAGTCACCAATTTGAAAACGTGATAAGTTTTCAATAATAGCAGTTGCTCTTGAATCTTTACCTGTAATTGTTCTACCAATTAATCCCTCTGTATTACCAACTCTTTCAAGAATTCTTAAAATTTTTAAAGAGTCAAACTGACCATCTGAAGCTTTTAATAAATTTTCTCTAGGGTATATTGTTTCTGAACTTTCATTAAATAATAATCTAAAAAATAATTCGTGACCTGCAGCTGTACCTTTTGCCTTATATAATGATTTAATATTTTTAATTAAGTTTCTTTTATTAACTTCACTATCTAATACTTCAGGTAATGTTGCTAAAAATTCATTTCTAAAATTATTTAAGAATGATTCAATTGCTTTATCGGGGTCTCTAAAGTTTACAAGGTCTGAAATATTTTGAACAGGTTGAGGTCTGTAATTAGTTATAGTAGCAGACGCTAAAGACTCTAAACCATCTACTATTTCATTTGTAATAAATTTATCTTGAGCAGATATAAACAATCTACCATTTGTTAAATCTTCAGCTAATACTTTTGCCTCTGCACCTGAAGTTTTACCCTTTATGGTTTCGCCAACTATAAATTTACCATAACCAGTTTCTTCTAATAATATTTTATCGCCTTCGTCAATAGGTGTAATAGCACTACCTATTTTTGTTGCGTTAAATACTAAATTATTTTCTTGACCTGTTTCAGTTTCAATTAAAACACCAACGGTGTTTTGTACATCTTTTACTTTTAATTCTGCTGATTCTAATAATTGATAATATACTTTAAGAAACTCGGCAAATTTTGGATGGTCAGCAACTACAAATTCAGGAACTTGGCTGTTAATAATCGCTGATATTTTTTCATTGAACTTTGCCATTTGTCATTAATAACTTGTTGATGTTGTATAACCTACACCTGCCTCAGCAGAACCACCAACAAAAGTATCCTCTTCTACGGTAATTATTGAGTTTGCAACATCAATCTCTACAATTTGGTCTCTTACAGGAACAACATCATTTGAAGATGGTTGTACCGTAATTTCAATGACCGTTGAAGACGCTCCTCTAATATTTGATATAGAAGCAATATTAATTAAATTTAATGTTACCTGACCTGTTGAATAATTAATTGTACCTTGCGTTTCATTTGCATAAGTTTTAACACCAGAAACTAGGTAATATCTTCTCACATTTCCTTGTCCATCATCATCTAAAAACATTTCATTATTATCACCACTTACTTTAAAACCTGTTGAACTTAATATACCACCAGAGGCTGAGTTATGACCTGAATGTGGATTATATAATGCATTTCTATAATAGATATCGTATTTTGTGGCAGAGTTAATTGTAGGTGTAAAACTCTTTCTCATTTTTAAAGTAGTTATATTTGATAAAATACTATTGTCTGTATCATCAATTAAACCTGTAATTTTTGAGTGTCTAAAAACACCATCAAATTTTTGTAGTGTTGAAGTATTGTAATTTGTAATTGTGCTTACAACATCTGATTTAATTGTATCTTTTGATTTTGTTGTTGACTTGGCGTCATACTTAACATTAGAAGTTAAAACTATTGAAGTTGTTTCCGGGTCAACAATTTCTGGTTTAACAGAAGCAACATTAAATTTTTTCAAACCGTTTACTATATCTAATTTTGTTTGGTCAGTTAATGTTGCACCTGAACCTGCCTTAATTGCAATCTTAACAATACCATATCTTGGCGTTTCATCATCTTCGCCACCCCAAGCACTTACTGATAACGCATTAGGATAAATTCCTTTTACTAGTGTCTCATAATCAGTTGTAGTTACCGCTCTATCTTGAGCCGCAAAATTTAAAGGCGCATTAAATTTAACTGATTCATTATCTTCAGCTTCTGCGCCACCTTGAGATACAGAGTTAGTTGTAATAGAAACATCTGTAAAACCACCAACACTACCTTGTAAAGTAAAAATTTTTGCACCATTTGAATCTGTTTTATTGGTTACAACATATTCTAAAGTAATTAAATTGCCTGTTTCTAATTTTTTACCGGTAACACCATCACCAAAGTAAACTTCAAATTTACCATCTGTTGTTTCTTGTATAAAATAAACTTTACTATCAGAACCTACACCTGAAAAACCACTTGACAATGTATATGTGTTTGTTGTTGTATCTGAAACTGAATTCTGTACGCTAACTTTTAAAGTTGATGTATCTGCGTTAGCACTTGGTATAATAAATTTTTGGTCAACATCTGTTTCATCAACCGTATATTTAAATTTAACTAAAGTACCCTCATATAAGATTACATTTGAAAAAGTAAATACACCATCAACAGGTGTTGTAGTTATATCTTCATTGGTTACATATTGATAATTTGAATTATTTACCGTAGAAGTAAATACGGTACCTTTTTGCATTGTAATTGATGTGCCTGTTCCGTCATTGACAACAATATTGATTGAAGCTTTAGGAGCTCTTGGTGAGTTAGGTGTATAACCTAACATTTTCGCTAGTGATACAATATTGTTTCTAATATCGGCACTATCTAGGTATAATTCGTTTGTTGACATATTTGCTAGATATGCCATATAGTGAGTGTTATAAGATAATATGTCTAATAGAATTGATAATGATGAACCTTCAAAATCATAATCTTGAAATTGTGTTTGACTTTGTAAAAACTTTTTTAAATTTTCTTTTATATCTGTAAAGTCTAAATCTGATACTACTAATTTACTATTTGCCATTTTATCTTAACCTTTGTAAAAATGTTTGAACAGATTGTGGACCTGGAACACCTATTACATAAAAATATATATCAACAACTAATCTATTATTATCTTGGTCATCATCAACTCTAACACTATTTAAATCTATTCTTGGCTCATAATTAAGTAAAACTTCTTCAATTTTATTTTGTAAAAATACCTTTGTCATAGGTGTAAAATTTTCAAATAATAATTCTCTAATACCACAACCTAATTCTGGTTGAAAAGGTCTCTCGTAAAAATTAGTTTGTATTAAATTTTTTACTGCTCTTTTTACAGCTATAACATCTTCAACTCTATTAACATCACTAGTTACCAAATTTCTAGTAAAGTCAATGTCAATATCGCTAAACTTTCTTGAATTACGTTTAGATTTACTTACTAGTGATGAATCGTATTGTGCCATAACGGTAATATTTATATACTTTTACTTAGCCGTTTGCGTAAACATTGGTATTATTCTTTGCGTCTACCATATTGCCTGCGTCTGCGCTATCTGTTAATCTGCCAACTTTAATTCCAACAACATAGACGTTTGACGAACCTGCATTTACTACTGCTACGTGATTAGGACATAATGGTACTGGTGGATTTGGGTGTGATACGGTAGGGTCGCCTATTCTAGCAGCTAATTTACCTCTTACAAAAACCGTGCCTTGCGTAGGTGTATCTAATTGTGTAATACTTGTACAGGCGTGACCTGTTGTTAAATCATCACCTTGTCTAACGATTAGCGGCATATCTACTTTTCTCTTTTGCTTCTCTAGCTGCTTTTATTGCCAATCTCTTTTTTTCTAAAATTGCAGCTTCTCTAATTTTTCTACCGATTGGTATATTAATATAATGGCACATTTTTTTGCCTTTTTTACTAATATATTCAACTGCAATACTTGATTCTTTAAAATCGCCTTGTACAGACATTGTTGCCTTCTTCAAACTCATTGCTTCTTTTTCTTTTTCTACACCTGATTCATTCCAAAACTTAAATATTCTCATTTTTGCCATTTTTTGCTCACTCTTTTGTTTTTTATTAAAATATGCAACGAAAATGAGCGTAAATTTTCTCATCTTTCAACATTTTTAGCGCTGATTCGCTCTCATATGAGAAAGACTCGCACTTTTCTTGTATTTTTGAACAGGAAACGCATAAAAAGAACGTAACCAGAACAAAAAAAGTCAAAAATCGTTGAAATATAACGCTTTTTTTCGCCATTTTTCGCTTTTTTTCGCTTGCTTTTACTATTTAGTCGTGATAAGATGGACAAGTAAAATGAGAAAGGACACAAACACTATGAATACTATGTTTAAAAATGTAGATATTAAAAAACACGCTAATTTAATCAATAAAGTTGATTCTAAACTTGCTGAGATTAACTCTTTAACAAAAGAAGTTTATCCTAACAAAAATTTAGATGACGTTTTAGAGAAAGTTTTAGATAAAATTGAGTCCAACGATAACCAACAATAACAGAGAGAGAAAAACACTATGATAAAAACTATAATTTCTGCAACCTTGATATTTTTAGGTATTGCTATGATGG